GGTCAGAGCAAACCTTATCACGTTGGCATAGTCATTGGCGAGCAAACGGTGAAAGGCATCGAGAATTCATTCAATTTCCTAGAGTTAGACAACATCGCGGTCAAAGGTAAGAAAGAAGGGATTAAGATTTATACCGTAATCACGAACGATGAGAAGGCAAATAAGATTGTTTCTCATCACAAGAAGATGATGGATTTCTACTACGCGATGAACTGGGACGAAGCAATGATCTACTTGACTAGACTCAAAGCAGAAAATCTAAAGATGATTGAGTATTACGAGATGCTAGAAAGCAGAATATCTGAACTCAAAACCGCCAACTTACCCAAAGATTGGGACGGTGTTTATCACGCAACTAGTAAGTAATCAAGAGATTGCGCCAGCTTTTTTGTGCATCTGGATGATCTTATCGAGCACTTGGACAGCTAAAGAGAAATTCATTGTGTCGATAGCTTGAATTAAAAGCTTTTTTAAATCATAAAGCTCTTCCTGATCTATTCCGTTAGGTTCGATTCTCTGAGGAGAAACTAGAGCGACAGGCGAGTTTTTCGCGTAGAGCGAAGCGACATCTTTAACAGATGGCCCAAAAGAAATGGAATTGACAGGAGAAATCTCCATTGTAATTTATTTTACACTTTTTTCAAAAAAAATCCCAAAAACGCTTGACATACCCGCCAAAATCACTTTGATCTCTCTTGTAAATGAAATTCACACCCGAAAATATTACTTCTCTTGAGCCTCATCAAATCTTCGTGTTTGGCAGCAACTTTGCTGGAATTCATGGTGCAGGAGCCGCTGCTCTTGCTCACAAGAAATTCGGCGCAGTTTGGGGAAAAGGTGTTGGTCTTTATGGTCAATCTTACGCTTTGCCAACCAAAGATCATCAAATCATTACTCTTCATCTTTCTGATATTGAATATCAAATTGACTTATTCTTAGGGACTGCTAACTGCTTTCCTCAACTTGAGTTTTTGGTGACTAAGATTGGTTGCGGTCTTGCTGGTTACGATAGCCAAGACATTGCCACCTTATTTAAAGGTAGAGACATTCCTTCTAACGTTATCTTGCCAGAATCCTTTTCCAAAATTATATATGAAAATTAAAATCAATAAAGAACAGCAAGCAAAGATTGCTGAGATTAGAAAGCTAATTGAAGCTCATCAACTAGAGCAAGATACGCTTGTTGATGGATTTATCGCATCAATGAATCTAGTGGAAGAAGCTCAACCATCTTCCTCATCTAAGGATTTTTACATTACATCTACTAAATCAGAGATTGTCTGGGACTATATCTATAATGATTCGGGTTGGATGATCGAACTGGAGTAATTATGAAAGCAATACTAGAATTTAACTTACCCGATGATAACTATGAGCATATGCGGGCTGTTCATTGTAATCAAGCTTGGGCTTCATTGTATGAAATTGATTCTATGTGCCGTAATATATTGAAGCACGGAAGTGACAATTATAAAACCGTAGAAGAACTCGCACACGCTATTCGTACTGAAGCAGGAAATGCTCTTGGTCAGATTGAAGAATAAATTATGCTGCTACCTAAAAAACATCTTGAACTCATTTCCTATTGGGAGGAGAGATCCTATTTGCCGGATCTGCGTGTGAGATGGGTGACCAAGGTTACCATCCATTACAATGCTTGGTACAAGCTACCGAAATCATTTAGGTTTGAATGGATATCAAAGGGTGATGGGTATATGCATCAACCCGAATCGGCCAGAGAGTTAATAGAGCAACTAAAACAATTATGAAACCAGAACTACAACAAAAAATCTTTGATAAGTATCCGAAAATGTTCGGAGACCGTACCAAGCCAATGAACGAGACGTGTATGTGCTGGGGTCTTGAAGTTGGCGATGGTTGGTACAATCTTATTGATACGCTCTGTGAAGCTCTTACATACACTTATAGTACAAGCGTACAGGTGGACGAAGAAGATGGTAAGCGTCTTGGTGTTAAACCATACGCAGACAGCTATTACTTTTGCGTAGAGCCACCACAAGTGATCGCTACTCAGGTCAAAGAAAAGTATGGCACGCTCCGGTTTTATTATCGTGAAGAGTATAATGAAGAAATCATGTCTCTTATTGAGACTGGAAAGTATCCTGATCTTCAAAGGATTATTGATCGTTATTCGGACTACATTAATGGTATCGTTCACTTTGCGGAGACTGCTTCTGGTAGAACTTGTGAAGCAACTGGTCAATCTGGCGAGCTACATGCATCTGGCGGTACTCGTAGTGGATGGTTGAAGACGTTGAGCAAAGAATTTGCCAAGACTAATGTGACAACCCAAGGCTATGTTCCATTTTCGGAGATTCCAAAATATGAAAACCCCAATCAAACAGTTTAAACTAAAGAACGAATACTTCTGTTCTGTACAAGACGTTAAGTATGCGCTTCTTCATGATATGTCTGGTAAAATCGTCCTTCAAGGAAACTCGGTAGGAGTTAAAGACCATCCTGAATTTACAAAGCTGCGTAATCGGCTTTCTAAGATGGGTTATATCTTAATGGAAACTTCGTATTGGAATGGAGATATAGTTCTAAAACCATTTAAACTTAATAAAGTTAATTTTAAGAAAGGCGAACAATTCGCTTGCGCGGATGCTATAAATATAAAAATGAACTCACTGAAATAATATGAAAAATAATAATATGAAAGTAGAGATTGATCCAGATACAGCCGATGGTATTACACGATGCTCTCTAAAACAAAGCATCGCGTACCTTCGTGAAGACATTGCAAATATCAAAAAGAAAAAGAAAGGTAAAATTGAGTATTATCAACATCACGAATTAGGCGAACTCGTTATCATTTTAGATGCTATTGAGAAAACATTTGATTATTACGGCGGAAATTTAAAATGAAAATTAAAGTTACACAAAAAGATATTGAAAAAGGCCTTCGATCAAGTTGTTATTATTGTCCTATCGCTCATGCTTTTAAGCGTGCCGTTAAAAATAATAACGACTGTGATTCCTACGTTGGCACAAGTTATATAGTTTATCGTCCTGATGATAAACGGAATAGATACAAATTACCCAAAGAAGCGCGGAAATTCATTAAACGTTTCGATCATTGTCAACCAGTAGAGCCATTTTCGTTTGAAATTAAAAAAGGCAAACCATTAACATTTCGCGCTGCTGCATTACTATAAAAAACTATGAAAAACAATAAAGTCTTAGAATACTATCAGAATGAATGTGAGCGTCTGCGCGATCAGCTTAACTATAAGTTTAAGACTGATGAGGTAGCTGCAAGAGCTTCTGTTAAAGAAGATCAGCGTCTCTACCGTAAGGTAGGTAAGAAGTATGTTCCTATGAACGATCCCTATGCCTACGAAGGTCTTAGGGATGGCTTTTGGCTTGTTCATGTTAAAGATGGATGCACTTCTATCCGTCAGCAAATCTATCCAGACAAATCGCGGCTTACTGCTGCTGCTCTTCTTATCGAAGATAAGCTCGTTGGCATTATCCGTAAAGCATCTGAGGCTCGTCCTGCCAAAATTACTCTCTCTCCCGAAGAAAAGAAAGATTGGGATAAATTTATTGCAAAACACGGCGACTCGTTTAATACTCTTTGTTATCCTTCTATGCAAGAGAACGCAGAGAAGATCGTTATGGCAATAATAGACGAACAAGGATATGTTTAATTATGTTCGATAATCTACCTCGCGCTCCAGATTGGTTTGTTAAACTAGTCATTTTTTTCTTTATTATCGGTGTTGTCACCGTGTTTGCAGGTGGTATAGCCGGTATTGTATGGTTGTGTAATCATATTAGATTTGTATGAAACCTAAACAAAACTGCAAGGATGGTAAAAAATATATTCTCGTTGGTCGCATTGGTATGTTTGGGCCAGAAATACTTTCGGCTGACGCTATTAAGGATTTTCGTTCATGCGATTTAACTGATGTTAACGATGGAAAAGCATTGCTATTAGTCGCAAAAGATGATAGCGTAGTTAGAATTAATCGTAACGGAACAAAATGGTATAATTAAATCAATCTTTATGAACAACCAAGAAAAAATTATTATGCTTGAAAAGCAACTCAAGCAAGCTTTTGAAAATTTAGCTAAAGCAGAAAGTCGCCTAAATTGGTTAGAGATGTTTCTTCAAATTGGAGGCGCAAGCATCAGCTGCGTATCTTATGCTATCCTTAAAGATCATCCTGATGACACTGACGAAACATACTTTAATCTTCCATTTCAAATTGGAATTGAAGTAGAGAAAGAGAATCGTGGATGCTATGAATGGGTTGAGTTTAGTAACGGCGCAAAAGGTATTCGTCCAGCTATTGACGCCGCTAAGATTAAGCATTATGAATGGCTAAAACAATTTTAAAAAAGTGATTAGAAACACTTGACATCTAATGTAAAATAAGTAGGTTCTCTTTTGTTCTTTAACATTTTCGTTCTGCGCTTATGCAAGCCGCTATGTTCGCTGACTAAGGTAAGCTCCATGTTGCTATGAAACTGGGCAATCATATATTTAAAAGGTTGCGTTTCCTTACGAAGTTTAAGAATTAGCGCATACAAGTGCATTTAACTTCTGGAAAGCTCTGGAGGACTTGTATGGCAGAATGATCCAACTTCATCCGAAATGCCTCTATCGAGCATAGTGTTATTGACGCATAATTCTTAGTAGTCCCTGACTATTAATGCCTCTCATAACGCTACGAAACGTATTCAGCCTGAACTAACAGGTGATTCCATAGGACGCTATGGATGGATGTTCTATTTTAACATACACAGTAGTCCTCTTGATTCACATCAATGACAATAATGGCTGTGTGCAATTTCCCTACCTGCATTGAATGTCGGGTTCTATCCGTGTTAACCGTAAGGTTACTAGGCGCATGGTAGGGGATTCAATTTTAGCGATAGTAGCTCAGTGGTAGAGTCCTTGTTTTCCAAACAAGCTGTCGTGGGTTCGACCCCCACCTGTCGCTCCAGTTTCAAACACGAATCAAAAAATCGCAAATAAGATATACATTAGAACCAAACACGAATTAGCCGCCCGCAAATAAGATAAATATCTTGGCGGCTAATCTAAACACGAACACTTTTAGGACAAATAAATGATAGAAATAGACCTCCATCCACAGCTCGTCGCCACCGCATTAGAATTAGCGGAAGATAAGCCAAAATTAAAAAACTCCATCCGAGACGGCGATGGCTGGAAAATCGCCATGATCTCTGACCTAATGGTTCAAGAAGCTCTCGGCGGCGAGATTATTTCTCACGAAGACTATAACTCTGATTGGAAGTCAAACAAGGGAAAACGCTTTGAAATCAAAGCCAAAGAAAGAACCGTTAGACCTAAGCCTTCCTATAACTGCACCGTTTATCAGTTCAATACCTTACAGAACTGCGATTTCTATTTATTCACCAGTATTCTCAAAGACTATTCAAAAGGCTGGATTCTTGGCTACATGAATAAAAAATCATTTTTAAATCAATCTTTGAACTGCAAAAAAGGAGAACTGGACGAATCTTCTCCTGCTCACAAGCTCTATTACTATCCAGCAGACTGTTTAAATTTGCAGATTGGTAAGCTGCAAAAGTTCAATCTCGACCAGTAAAACCATTGACAAGCTAGACGGTTTATGACCTAGCTTCCTTGCATGAAACTATCTCTCTGTTGCATATCCGAAATCCTTGCCGAGCACAAAGGCTTCAAGTTTGAGACTATGACTCTCACTCGATTCCTTTCTCTAAATCGAGCCGATGCTGTTCGCGTTCTTAGCAAACGCATCCTCCATAATTTTTTCATCACGCATCAAATCATCAAGCATTGCCACAGCTACGGCATTGCTGGCTATCGTTTGTCCTCTAGTTTGACGCCTGTTATCAATCATCCTGACGTTAATCTTCGTCTGCAAGACTTACCTGATTGGCCTGATATGCGTGACGCTCTGCGTAGAATCGCCAACGAAATCAAAACTAGTGGCGTCAGAATTTCAGCTCATCCTTCTGAATACATCACGCTCACCAATCAAAATGCCGACACAATCAGCAACAGTGTGCGCGATTTAATTTCTCACGCCGAGCTATTTGATTTGCTTGACTTGCCTCAAGACTATCGCTCGCCGCTCAACATTCATTGCCGTCAAGATGGCGATTGCGAAGAAATCTCCAAACGATTTCTCGCCAATTACCGCACTCTACCTCACAACGTAAAGTCGCGTCTAGTCGTCGAGGTCAACGACAACGTTGGTGGCTCATGGAACGTCGCCAACTTGCACAAACATTTTTTCCTCACTAGCGGAATCCCTGTGACCTACGACTCTCTGCATCGTCAATTCTGCAACTCTGGCACTACTGATGAAGAAGACTTCAATCTCGCTTACTCTACTTGGAACACCGCTCCTTTGTTCCACTTTTCCGAGGGCGTCAATGGCACGCGCAAGCACGCTGATATGCCGATTGGCAAGCCTAACGCTTACGGCAAAGACGTTTTCTTCGACGTAGAACTCAAGGGTAAAGACAAAGCTATTTTCCAACTTTTAAATTTAGAGTATCACTTATGAACTTACAAACAGAAATAGACCTAGTAGCAAAGAGAACAACTGATTTTCTTTTTAAAATGCGAATCGGATTTAGAACCGAACCAATGCCTCTGGCGGATTCTGCCAGCGAAAAAAAATACGTTGGCGTAGAAGTTCAGACCGAGCATCTTTACTCGATCATCTGTCCAAATTACAGGAAGAACACAGTGGAGTTTTTGGTGCTGAATAAAAACCAAATGGA